AGCCACATCGTCTGGATATGCACTAACCAATAAAGTTACTTTAGCATTACCAGTTTGATATTTAAAATCAGGTATAAATCGTCTAACAGCCATAAAAAATTCACCATCTCCTCTGTAATCTGCAACACCTGTTTGTTGACCAAGAGCACTACGTCTTGATGTTATGTCCCAATCTCCAGATCTGATAAAAGCAGGGATAGCTGTAGTTGCTGTGCTGTTAACTTGATCGGTTCCTTGTTCGTGTTCATAATAAATACTAGCACCATATTTATTTGTAATTCCTAATATACTAGGAAAGACCGGTGTTAAACTGTCAGCGTAATCTGTTGCATAAGGATTATCAAATACACTTTGATCTTGATATGTCGTTCTATCTAGAGACGATGTTGTCCAACAGTTTTCAGAATAATTATAAGTTACACATCTATCAATTTGATCAGATCCATCTTTAGGGTAAAACCAATTTACTTCCGTATATAAATTATTTGCACCTGCAAAGATAACATCTCTTGAATCAAAGTTTAATCCAAGATTATCTCCGTCGGTGCTAAATACAAAATCTTCTACAAGTGAAGGTAATGATTTTACTGTACCATCGAATGCAAAAAATCCACCCTGAGATCCCATCCAAAATACAGCACCATTAACAAAGGTCGCTGCGTGTTGACCAATACATCCACAATTAGTACCAACTTGTCTAACACTAAATGTAAAAGGTGGACCAACAAATTGAATTACGTATGCAGCTAAATCAGTTATAACAAACACATAATCTTTACCTTGAAGGGCTGCTCTTATTTCGTTTCCTGTATCTAGTCTAAATGTTCCTGCAGTATTGGTTGCTGTAGGTGCGTATGTATTTAAATCTTCTTGATTAGAAAATCTTACAAACATAGGATCTTGTGTTGTAACATCACCAATTGTAGTTTCAGTCCCAAAATGAAATAAATGTCTGTCCCTGTCTGATACTAAAGTAAATCTGCTAGCTGTAGGATTGTTTGTAGTTTGAAAATTCGATGTGGTTTGTGATGCTCTGATTGTTCTAGCGTTCGATGCCCCTGCATTCCATGTAAAAGTTTTACCATTAAATATAGTTGCAACTAATACTTGACCAAAGTTATCAAGACTCCAGTTTCCTGGATCTAGAGTCACAGAACTTGTAGCTCTAGCTGTGCCCCAAGTAGAAGCTCCCCATGTAGATGTGCTCCAACCAAACCCTGTGGTTTGTGTAGTTGGTCCAACTTCAACATACGGATTAACAGTTGCAGCTCCTGCTGCAGTCATACCTGATCCACCTTCTGCTCGAGATGCTTGTATTGTAAATTTATCTATATCAGGGACAGTTAAAATTTCATAAACTTGTTCTAACTCTGAAGATGTAAAGTCAGATGCACCCGTAACAGTTACACCTGATAAAGTTACATATCGTCCTACAGCTAAACCATGAGATCCTTTATTTACAGTTACAGTGTTTGAAGCATTAACCGTTGTTAATGTGCATCCTGTAATTGCTGTATCCAAAGGAGTAATATCATAAAAATCATTACCATAATATAAGAACAATCCTTGCGATGATCCTATGGCTGTATACTTTTCTCCGGCAAAACTAGAAAATGCAACTTGAGCTCTGGCTGCTCCAGGTATGGTTTTTTGAGCAGCTGTTAATTGTAACCAACCACCTATTTTTTCAGGTAGTCCATATCTAAATCTTACAAAATCACCATCGGTCCATTGACCTTCTGCCCCTGATTCCGTGTCTTGCTTATTGAAACCTGCCTTGAATTTTAATTTTTGTAACATATAATCTACTATAATATAGTTATGAATATAATGAAAGCGAGAATAGTTTGGTTTCCCGAAAAGCTATCATATATAAATTTTGATAGTTTACAAGACAAAATAGACTATGACCCCGATCATTTAAATACTGTGCGTGAATACATAGAGAAAGACGGATTATTATTTCCTGGTGTATTTAAAGATGAAGAAATTCACTGTGGACACTATCGATTTAAAATTGCAAAAGAAATGGGCTATGATGGTATTGAAGCTTATAAAGTGGACACTTTTGCAGAGGCTTTGCATTTGACTGAATTTAGTGAATTGTGTTATAAGCATTACAAAGAATATAAAGAAAAAAATTATGTATGAATCATTATTAGAAGCTACAAAGTATCATGCAGTCAATCCGGAGCATTGGGTTGGAGAAGCATTAGCTGAATATAAACATGATATATTTAGTATAATTAAAAAAAATAATATTAAATCTATTTTAGATTATGGATGTGGTAAAGCAAAGTTTCATCCCATTTTGTTTAACAATATAAAACTTCCAGGATCTCCCATGGACATAAACATAACTCCATATGACCCTGCGGTTCCTCAATACTCTAATAAACCTAATAATAAATATGATTTAGTTTTATGTATAGATGTTATGGAACACGTTCAAGAAGATAAAGTTGAAGAAGTATTACAAGATATATTTAATTATAGTAACAGAGTATTTTTAACAATTACTTGTTATGAAGCTACACAAGTTTTAACTAATGGTAAAAATGCTCACTATACAATTAAAGAACCAGATTGGTGGAAAGAAAAACTTAAACCGTATGATGGTAGTTACGTTGTTATTTTTCAAACTAAAAGAGACAGAGGTGGCCAAACTATAAACAAAGAAGAATGGAAACCTAACGCTGAAACAATTAAAAAATTAGAAAAAAATCATAAAACATTAGATGAAAGTCAAAAAGAAAAAGCTCAATTATTGTAATGGATAAGACAGTTAATATAACAAATTTTGTTGGTGTATATGATAATTATATTACACAAGAGGAATGTAATAGGGCTATACAACTATATGAACAAGAGAATGAGTTTAAAAACACAATAAATAGAATAGGTTTTGAAAACTCATCTATTTTAAATAAACAAGATCAACAATTTTTTGCTACCTCTCAAAATGTAAAAGTGTGGTGGGAGCGATTAAAATCAATGATGATAAACTATGATGTAGCATGGAATCATTATCTTAAAGTAACAGGTGCAAATGGTGCATACAATGATAACAAATTTTATTTTACAGATTTAAAAATACAAAAAACTTTACCAACAGAAGGATATCATGTTTGGCATATTGAACATGGTCCAGGGTATGCTAATGAACCTAGAGCTTTTGTTTTTTCTATATATTTAAATGATGTTAAAGAAGGAGGAGAAACTGAATTTCTACACTTCTCTAAAAGAGTTCAACCAAAAGCAGGTAGAATAGTTATTTGGCCTGCAGGTTTTCCATACCTACATAGAGGTAATCCTCCCTTATCAGGTGAGAAATATATATTAACTTCTTGGATGTTATTAAGATAATTAAACTGGATTAGAAGTATAAGAAGAAGGTCTTGGACCTTTTACAGATTCTTCTTCGTCCCACACGTCCCAATCATACTGTAATTTTGCTAAATGAGCAGCATCAAATCTAGTAATGAAATCATTGAAGTCTCCTAAATTAGCTTCAGCATAACTACAGTGAGGTGTAGTATCTCTGTGTTCTACTTGGTCATCTGGATTAGCGCATCCGTATTGAATAGCCCAAATGTTACTAAACTTAGCTTGGCTCCAAAAAGCATCATCGTCTATGTAGTGACCCATTGGTTCTGCTTCCATGTCGCCTGTTTTTTTAACAACGACTTTATCATCAAATATTACAGACCATGTTCCTTTACTTGCCATTTTTACTCCTAAGTTTTTATAATATAAATAATTGTTAAATATGGTTGTACAACTGAAGTTGAATCACCTGTGAAAGTTGCACTCATGTTGTGAGAGTGTCCATCACCTGATCCTGTGTTACCTGTACTACCGTTAATTGCTTCTGTCTTACCACTACCCGGACTTGCTTGTGGTCCTCTAACCGCTGTTCCATGAGAGTGAGATGCAAGTTGCGCTGTTGTAATAGAAGCGTTTGCTGTAGATCCACCGACGTTTCCAGTTGTTTGAACTGTGTTTGCACCGCCAGTTGACGCTAAAGCTTTAGTTCCAGATTTACCCATTGCAACGTTATCTTGCAAGTTTGGTAAAGTAAAAGTTGTTGAACCATTACCTGCACCATAAGTTGTACCTACAATTGCAAATAAAGCTGAATAAGTTGATCTTGATACGTTTGCACCATTACATTCTAAGAAACCTGATGGAATACTACTATCAGACCACGGTACAATAGTTGCCGTAGGAATTCCTTCGATACCTGTAAGATTTGATCCATTAAAATCGTATTTAGTTGCTTCGTAATTTGCCATATTCTATTTCTCCTTATATGTCCAACCTGTTGTAGCATCTCCTGAGAATACTAAACAGAAACCAGCACCTTGAGTATTTACTACTAAGTCTGCTGCTGCATTAGCTATGTTAGAACTATTTCTACCTACAGTCAAGGGATTAGAATTAAAATCATAACCTTGATCTATAAATGAAACTTCGTCCCCTGTAGCAGGTGATGCTGGAAGCGTTATTGTCACTCCTCCACCACTTGTATTTACTAAAAGTTGAGCACCTGCTTGAACTGTTTCAGCTGCTGAAACAGCTCTCCAGTTTCTTTGCTCTGATAATTTTACAACGTTTGTGCCATCAGAATATAATACGTAATTGTTTCCTTCACATAAAAGGACACCTGTACCTGAAGATGTTTTAAAAGTTAAAGTGTTTCCTGCATGATCACACGCATTTTGTACGTTATAAACTTTTTCAATTCCGTCTGGGATACTAACAGTTCTGTTAGCTGCTAAAGTACCTGTTAATTTAATAACATCGTTTTTACCATTTGATAATGCACCATTAGTAAAAGTTAATGATCTGTTAGCATTAGTTAAGTTAAATGTTGTAAAACCACCAATAGCTTGTTCTAAAATTAATAAGTTTGTATTTGTAATTTGACCCCAAGTTCCCGAGTTTTCACCGGTTGCTTGTACTGTAAGTTTTAGGTTAGCAGATAAAGGCGCTGAACCTGTATCAACTTCGTTCCAGATCAAAGCACTACCATTTCCTTGAGAAATAGTCAAGTCTAAACCTGTAACTAGTATATCAACATGAATTTTAATAACAAATGCTGAAGAAAGTCTTGCTTCTGCTGGTATTCCTGTAAGAGGAACTTCTTGACTAGGAACGGCTGTAACTGTTCCTAATCCAGCTGTCATTGCAATACCTGAAGGAGTTGCACCTGCACCAGCTTGACCTAAAGCTGTACCCAAAGATGCGATCATTGGCTCACCAATAATCATTGCATCTGGTGCAGGGTCTGCATTACCTAAAGTTGCTTGAGCTACGTTTAAAGTATTAAGAGTTAAAGTTGCAGATCCGGTAACTGCTTCATTACCTAAAGCTGCTGTCATTGCAATTCCTGTTACGTCTACAAATGCATAAACACCTTCTACGCCCCAAGAATTAATGCCCCACTGAAGTCTACCCCAACCTTGATTATTAAATGCGTCTACAGTTCCAAGACCCATGGACATTGCAATACCTGTAGCCATAGCATCAGGGCCAGCGTCAGCTGTTCCTTCGGCTACAGTTAATGGTTGACCAGTTGGAAATACTTTTGTTTGAATATCGATTGATACATCGTTAAGTGTAGTTGTAATAAGTTGATTATTATCAGTGCTTGGACCAGTAGTACAACTTATAGAGATAGACTCATTACCTAAAGCTGATGTAAGAGGAAGACCTGATACAAGAGTAGTACCTTGAATACCCCACGAGAAGTCACCCCAGTTAGCTCTTCCCCAACCAGCATTAATTTCTGCAGTGATCGAAACAGAACCTAACGACATTGACATGTCGTCTTCAGGTGTTGTTGGAACTACAATTTGACTTGGATTACCCCAAGCTCTAGCGCCCCACTGATCTCTACCCCAACCTTGTTCTACTGTTGAATTTGTTGAAACCAGTCCGGCTGCTGTAGTCGCAA